GGTGTTCCGTTATCTGTCTGTGAACGTTTCCGCCAAGGAGGCTGCGATGCCGCGTCAGCCTTTGCGTGCGGTCGCGTCGGATGAGAAGCCGTCTGCGCCGAAGCGGCTGAGTATTACGCAGGCTGCGGAGACGGGTGATCATCTCGCCCTGTTGAAGGCGATGCGGGAGCGGGTCGCGAAGACGGTTGAGGACCCGAACTGTCCGGCGCGGGAGTTGGCGTCGTTGACGCGCCGGTTGCAGGAGCTGGTGCGGGAGATCGACGCGATTGAGGCGCGGCTGCGGCAGGAGGAGGCGGAGGATGCCAACGGCAACCGCCCCGATGACGCTTGGGACGCCGAAGCTCTCTGAGGTTGCCCGGATCGTTCATGCTCCGGCTCGGATTTCGAGTACGGGCTGGCCGGCGATCGAGGCGAAGTGCACCGATCTGGGGTTGGTGTTCCGCTGGTGGCAGGTCGCGCTCGGCCGTCTGATCCTCGCGAAGCGTGATGACGGGTTGTATGCGGCGACGATCGGCGGGACTGGGGCGAGCATTCCGCGTCAGGTCGGTAAGACGTTCTTGGTTGCGGCGATCATGTTTGCGTTGTGCTTGCTGCGGCCGGGGTTCACGGTGTTGTGGACGGCTCATCGGTTGAAGACGGCTGAGGAGACGTTCGGGAAGCTGTGCGTGTTCGCTCGGCGTAGGAAGATCGCGCCGTTTGTGCGGCAGATCAAGACCGGCTCCGGTGAGCAGCAGATCATCTTCCGGAACGGCTCCCGGATTCTGTTCGGTGCTCGTGAGCGCGGTTTTGGCCGCGGGTTCGATGAGGTTGACGCGCTTGTGTTCGATGAGGCGCAGATCCTCACGGACGCGGCCTTGGATGACATGGTCCCGGCGACGAACCAGTCCAGGCAGCCTGAGGGCGCGCTGATGTTGTTCGTGGGGACGCCACCTCGCCCGCAGGACCCGGGTGAGGTGTTCTCGCGGATGCGGGCGGATGCGCTCGCGGGCGATGAGGACACCGGCTGGGTGGAGTTCGGGGCTGATCCGGATTTCCGGCCGACACCTTTGCCGGCGCCGCTGTCCGACGCCGATTGGGGGCAGGTCGCGACGGCGAACCCGTCGTTCCCGGCGGACACGTCGAAGACGGCGATCTTGCGGATGCGGAAGAAGCTCGGTGACGACTCGTTCCTGCGTGAAGGCATGGGTCAGTGGAACGCGACGGTCGCCAACCGGGATCAGCTCGATCATGACCTGTGGCTCGAACTCGCCGACCCGACAGCGGAGCGCGGTCGTCCGGTGTTCGGGGTCGATGTCGACGCGGACCGGCAAGTCTGGATCGGCACGGCCTGGCGTCGCGCTGACGGCTTGGTTCAGGTCGAGCTCGTCCCGACCGATGGTGTGACGCCGCTGACGCTCGAGGACCGGGCGGCTCGGCTGCGGGAGTCGTTCTCCGCTCCTGTGGGGTGTGGCGGGACGACCGGCGATCTGGCGGGCGGAACGCTGGTGAAGACTGCCGAGTTCGCCGCGGCCTGCGGGACGTTCACGGATCTGCTGTCTGAGCGGCAGATCCGGCACGGCAACCACCCCGACCTGAACCTCGCTATCGCTGCGGCGAAGCGGATCAACTACGGCACGGCCGGAGCGAAGCAATGGCAGCTCCGTGACGTCGAAGGCATCGGGCCGCTAGCTGCTGTGACACGCGCCCTGGCTGTCCTGGACGAGGGTCGGAGCGTTTACGAGACCCGCGGGGTCCTCATCGTCTGAAGGAGCCCGACATGCAGCGTGATCGCCTTATGAAGACGCTGCTTCGGGAACGGATCCTCGTCACCCTGATCGACGGGCACGCCTTCAACGGCCTCCTCGACGAGTGCGACCCGAAGACCGTCACGCTCGTCGACTCGCAGTACCTGAAAGCCGACAGCGAGCCCGTGAAGGTCGATGGGCGGGTGTACCTCGCGCGTGAACGCATTGCCTACATCCAGCGGCCCTAGACCTTCGGAGGTGGCGGGTTGCTGATCTCCGACGGTCAGATCGCACCGATCAGCCTCAGCGACAGCGTTCCGTCGTGGGCGAACCGCAACTACTACCCCGGCACGGGCCTGGGACTGAGCAAGGCGTTCGCGACTTACGGGCAGGTGTACAAGAGCCAGCTGTGGGTTGCGACCCTCGTCAACAAGCTCGCTTTCGGTGTCGCTCGGCTGCCGCTGAAGTGCTACACCCGCACCGGCAGCGGAGATCGGGTCGACGCCCGCGACACGCCGTTCGCGCGGCTGCTCCGCAACCCGAACAGCCGTCATGACCCGTTCTTCTTCTGGCTGTGGACGGCCTCGACGTTCGAGATCTACGGCGAGGCGTTGTGGGTGAAGGACCGCCCCGGCCCTGGCCGTCCACCTGTGGGGTTGTACCCGTTGCACCCGAGCAACGTCTTCACTCGCCGGACTGACAGGCCGGAGACGTTGAAGTCGGGTGTTCAGGTCGACGCGGGCGAGCTGATCTACGGCTTCTACGCTGGCTCGGCGACAGCGGCGCTGATGGAGTGGCGGCAGGACGACATCGTCCACTTCAAGACGTACAACCCGGAGAACCAGGTCCGCGGCTTGTCGCGGCTTGAGCCGCTCCGTCAGACGATCCTGAACGAGGACGCGGCCCGCCGCGCCAGTGAGGCGTTCTGGCTGAACGGCGGACGACCGTCGATGACGGTGACGCTTGAAAGGTCTCTCTCCGAGCCGGCTTTGGAGCGGATGAGCGCTCAGCTAAACCAGCTTCATGCGGGCGTCGACAACTGGGGCCGGATCGCGCTGCTGGAGGAGGGCGCGAAGCCGACGCTGCTGCCGCTGAACGCGGAGGAGATGCAGTACATCGAGTCGCGGAAGATCAACCGCGAGGAGGCGTGCGGGATCTATGACGTTCCTCCGCCGGTCGTGCACATTCTCGACCGCGCGACGTTTTCCAACATCACTGAGCAGATGCGGTCGATGTACCGCGACACGATGGCCCCTCGACTTGGCTTGTTCGAGTCGGTCTTGGACACGCAGTTGCGGCCAGACTTCGATCCTCGCGGGAATCTCTATGCGGAGTTCCTCATGGATGAGGTTCTGCGGGGCAGCTTCGAGCAGCGGGTTCTGGCTTACGAGACGATGGCCCGGATCGGCGGCATGATGCCCGCTGAGATCCGTGAGCGGGAGAACCTCCCCGACGGTGGGCCCGAGACGCACCAGCTGTACGTGAACGCCGCGACCGTTCCGCTCGGTGAGGTCACCCGTCGCGCCCAGGCGACCCAGGAGGGCGCGGTCCTGCCCGCCCCGACGAACCTGCTCGGAGACGAGCTGCCCGTCTGCACCGGATGCAGCGATTTCACCGACAGCCTCTCGCGCCGCGGGCTGTGCCGCTCCTGCGAAGGGAAGGCCGGCCGGATGCTCACCACGAAGGAGAACAGCTGATGTACCGCTTCCAGGGCAAGCTGCCTCCGAAGGAAGGGCAGCGCCGATCCACCCTCGCGCTGCTCGAGGCGACCGACGGGCAGCCGAAGGTTGCGACCCTGCGGATCTATGACCCGATCGACTCATGGGGCGGCGACTGGGGCGTATCCGCGAAGGAGGTCGCGCAGGCACTTGACGAGATCGGTCCGGTCGACGAGATCCACCTTCACCTGAACAGCCCTGGCGGTGAGGTGTTCGAAGGCATCGCGATCGTCAACACCCTCCGCAACCACCCCGCGAAGATCGTCAGCATCGTCGATGGGATCGCCGCCTCCGCAGCGTCGTTCATCGCCTGCGCCTCCGACGAACTCGTCATGGGGCAGAACTCGCAACTGATGATCCACGACGCGTGGGGCGTCTGCGTCGGGAACGCCGGTGACATGACCGCGATGGCCGAAGTGCTCGGGAAACTGTCCGACAACATCGCGAGCATCTACGCCGCCAAAAGCGGCGAGAACGTCGCTGCGTGGCGCGCCGCGATGCAGACCGAGTCCTGGTACACGGCCGAGGAAGCCGTCACCGCCGGTCTTGCTGATCGCGTCGACGCTGCCATCACCGAGCCCGATGAGAAGCCGCAGAACACGTTCGACCTGAGCGTGTTCGCCTACGCCGGCCGGGAGAAGGCCCCCGCGCCTGTGCCGGTCGACACCCTTGACGTTCAGGACGAGCCGCCTGCCGACTCCACCTCTGACGCCGCCGCCCTCGCCGCTGAAGCCGCCAGGGTCGCCGCTGAGGACGCCGAGACGACACAGGCGATGGCTGCCCTGACGGAGAACGCGGCCCGACTCAACGCGTTCGCCTAGCCCCACCCACCTTCATTTCACACCCCTGGAAGGGGACCTTTGTCATGCCCGGAATCAAGCAGATCGAGGAGCAGGGCCGCGCTCTGATCGAGGACCAGAAGAACCTGGTCCTCGACGACAGCCGCCCCTGGGCGGAGAAGCGCGAGGAGTACGAGAACCGTGAGAAGGACATCTCGGAGCTCCTCGCGCAGCACTCCGCGCTGAAGGCCGCGGACGGAGACCCGTTCGCCCGCACGGAGCAGCACGCGCAGCTCCCCACGCAGCAGCAGCGGGTCCTGTCGCTCGGTGAGCAGTTCACCGAGTCCGACGAGTACAAGACCAAGATCGCGGTCGCGAAGGGCAGCCGGTTCAGCGAGGGCAAGATCCTGAACGTCGCCGGCAGCATCACCGAGGCCGGGACCGGCGCCGGCGGTGTCGTCCCGCAGTACACGCCTGGTGTCGTCCCGACGCTGTTCCGCCGGCTGACGGTCGCGGACCTGCTCCCGCAGGGCACGATGAGCAGCCCGACGCTGATCTACGTGCAGGAGACGGCGGTCACGAACAACGCCGCGACCGTCGCCGAGGGTGCCCTGAAGCCGCTGTCCGACATCACCCTCACGCAGGTCACCGAGGTCGCCCGGAAGATCGCGACCCTCGGGAAGATCAGCGACGAGATGCTCCAGGACGTCAACTACATCCAGAGCTACCTCAACGGCCGCCTCACGCTGTTCGTTCAGCTCGCCGAGGAGGACCAGATCCTCAACGGCAACGGCACCGCCCCCAACCTCCGAGGACTGCTGAACCGTTCCGGCCTCACCGCCGCGCAGGCGGTCGGCTCCGACACGGAACTGGACGCGATCTACAAGGAGATCACGAAGATCCGCCTCGGGTCGTTCCTCGAGCCCGACGGGATCGTTCTGCACCCGAGC